TGTCTAATTTACCAGCAGCTAAAGGATTATCTAATATGTATGCAGGATTCCAAGCAGTCCTAGTAAATCCATCTGTTGTTGTTCCTATAGACCAAGACTTTTCTAAATAGTTATAAATTACATACCTATCAATCTCTGATGAAGTTGAGCTAGGATAAAACCACATTATTTCATTATGTGTTGGTATTGCTGCTGCAAAAACTTTATAAGATTGTGTGTAATTAAAATCACTAAATATATGGTCTAAAACAGAACAAGGTAATTTTTGTACCGCACCTGTATATACATAGAACCCACCATTATCCATAAAGTAAACTGCTCCACCCGCAGATGCCATAGAGTTAGGAGACACCGCAGACATTCCAGTAGCAACTTCATTAAAACTAAATATAAAAGGCGAGCCTACAAAACGCATAGAAACTAAACCTACATCTGTCCATATAAGTATTTCTTGTCTAGTTTGTAATGCACCTATTATTTTACTACCTGTTGATAATTGCACTCCGCCTGCTGAGTTAGTAGCTGAAGGTGTCCAATCAACCGCACTTTCTGAAGTAGAAAATCTAACTAGCATGGGGTCTATAGTGCTTGAGCCTATTGGATTACAACCAAATGATATAACGTGCCTATCTACGTCTGACATCATAATTTGCAAATTACTAGTAGGAACATCACTTGCTCCTGCTAAAGAACTTGCTAACACCGCTCTAGTTGATGTTCCAGAAGATTCATCCCAATAATATAAAGGACCGCCTCTTGGACAAGCTATTGTGTCATCACCAAAATTATCTATAGACCATAATCTAAGTTGGTTTAAGTAATCTACATCTGAAGTAGAACCAAAACCACCTGAACCCCAAGTATCTACACCCCAACCAGTACCAGGTACATAAACATCTAATCCTACATTAAGTTGATACGCACCCACTACAGAACTACCACCATTACCTCCACCTGTTGATGGGTCATCACTACTATTTGCAGTTACAGTTGCACCTGATGTATCTTTAGCTTCTATGGTAAAAGAGTTTGCATTTACTATAGTATCTATTTGATATTCTTGATTTAAAACCGCAGCAGTTATATTACCGCCTAAAGATGAAGCACCACTAAATGTAACAAAGTCATTCTTTTTAGCACCATGACTTGTATCAGTTACAGTAATAGTAGAACTGCCATTCGAGGCTGCAAAGGTTACATCACCCGCAGAAGTTGTTAATCTTAAAGGTGTAATATCATTTATAGCTGTACCTTGTTTTGCGTATAACTTTAAATGCGTACCTAATATAGTGTAGTTATTAGATTGTACGTCAGAGTAGTTATGTATTTTTCTGCACGTTCCTAGAAAAGAACTTGATGTATTTTTTTCCCAACCACCTATTCTTTCAGGTCTACCTTTTCTAAATCTTACTTTATCAGCGTCAAACCATCCGCCTTCATTAGAGTAGTTAGTACCCTCTTTATTAATTCCAGGTTGAAATACAAACTTTGCAAATGGCACGCTATACTCCTAGCACCATATCTTGTAGTTCTTTACCCCTTCTACCTACTTGATAAAACCATTTTGAATCTTCCATTTCTTTTGCCATTTCTTTCCAATTATGTCTTCTACAAGCTCGTAACATATTTTCAAATTTAGATAATCTAGAACCGCCTAAATTAAAACACATATTAACTAAAACATGCTGTATGTCTTCTGGTAATCCATCCCAATCTTCATTAACACCAAAAACATGCAAAGTTTCTATATGATGTTTTTTAAAGTCTTGGTCATAGTACATATCAACAACTTCTTGACTGACTGGTGTACCTGCTGGCTGTCCGTATTCAGGGTCTTGTTTTTGTATAAGATGTCCAACACCCAAAGTTAAATATCCTAAAGAGTCCTCGTATATTTCTAATACTTCTCCTTCATGCCTTTTTATTTGTTCTTTACAAATATCTATATTCATTGCGTTTCTCCCTCTTTTTGTTTCGGAGTTGTTACAGTTTTGTAATAAACAACAACTTCTTTCAACTCCGTTATATATCTTTTAAGTTCTTGCATATTATATGCCATCACTTCATAGTCAGGTATTGTCATAGCCAGAAACACCAATTCACCTTCTTGTTGTTCAATCTTGGCTAATTGCTCATCTATGTTTTCTGGAGTAATAGTCATCCACATAGGCTCACGCAAGTCTATTTCTCTAGGCATCACAGGGTGAGCTATTTGTCGCTCTAATGGTTTAGCTGATATTTCTATTTGTTTAGTTGGAATAAGACTGCAACTGCATATCGTCATCAAGACTATCAACTGTAGCACTAATCTTCTCGATGTCTTCCATAATGTGTTTAGTTCCATTATTTATTTTCCTTTGCATTTCTGTAGGGTCTGCAATAATTTTTGCTGCTAGTTCATAGTTTTGTATAAACTGTGTATATCTATTTAACTCCCTTTGAGCAGCCTGACTTTTTAAATTTAACTCATTTAACTGGGTAGTTTGTAATTCAAAGTCTGCTTGTAAACTTTGTATAGCTTCTTCTTGTGTAGCTATTGCACCCTCTAGTGCTAAGTTATTGGCGGTAAGTATTTGATTTTGATTGTATAAATAGTAAGTTAAAAATCCTAATACTACTATTATTCCTGCTAATGCCTGATTCATTACATATCCTCAATAATATAATTAAGACCCGAAGCACTTCTATATTCTATTAAATTATTATCTTCGTCTTTAAACTTCAGATGTTTTTCTTTTTTAGTAATAATTTTTTTTGATATATAAACTTTATCATCAGAATCTCCATACTCTTTATTAAAAGATACTGTAATTTTGTATCTAGTTCTAAATAAATCTATAAACCATGTAAAAAAAACTTTTAATTTTATATCCATGTATATACCTGTAATGGTTTGGACTTGCCTTTCACCTCAATAGGTTTCAGAGATTTTAGCGGAAATTTACTGTATTTTGCAGTCTCTTCGCCTATCAAAACACCTACGCCTGCTACCTTTGTACTTGACTCTAATCTAGCTGCAACATTACACGGGTCGCCTATAAGACTAAATGCAAATCTATCAGTAGCTCCAAAATTCCCAGCAATACAAATACCACTATTAACACCTATGCCGATAGCAACTTCAGGTATATCTTCTTGTTTGAACTTAATATTTAACTGGTCTATATTTCTTTCTATTTCTTTAGCAGCTTCCAATGCCAAGTTGTGATGGTCTTCTTGTGGAATAATAGTGTTCCAATGAAACATACCTGCATCACCAATAAATTTATCTGTGCACCCAAAATATTTATTAGCAGCTTTTACTTGTGCATCTAATACTTCGTTCATTATATAAGTTACAACCTCAGGCTCTACTGACTCTGATAAACTTGTAAAGCCTCTGAGGTCTGTAAAAATAATAGAACAGTCTACTCTTTTGCCATTAACCTGACATAACTCAGGATTGTCTTGTAATTTTTTGACCATCCTTGGGTCTAAGTATTTACCAAATTGTTGTTTTATTTGCTGTCTTAATTTGTATTGTTCTCTGAACCTCAAATAAAAAGCGGTTGATGCAGTAACAAATTCAGATACTAAAGACCAAGTAAAATCTATAAGTAAACCTTGTTGTATAAAATAATAACCTGCTACTCCTGTCGAAACAAACAATAAACCAGTAAATATTATTCCTAAAGATATTCCAAAAATATTTATTAATATCCAAGTTAGTATTATCACCACAAGTAATAATAAAATTTCTACTGCCTTACCATAGTCAGGAATGTATGGACTGTCTTGTATTAATATAGACTCAGCAAGTGCAGCTTGTATTTTATGTGGCTCTAATAATCCTACAGGTGTTGCAACTTGTGGCATGATTCCTTTTGCAGTAAAACCAACAAACACAAACTTATTTTCTACGTTCATTTCTCCAAGAGTAGTTTGTGGTGTATTTACCCAACTTATCCACTTGCGACCTAAACTATCTGTTTTAACTGGAGGTAAACCTTTTACTCGTACTTCTTCTATACCATTAGCATTAGTTTTTATAACATAAGTATCAGCACCTGCTAATAATTTTAATACTTCTGTGCCGTAAGAAGAAACCCACCCATCATTAGTTCGCATTAATAAAGGTAATCTTCGTACTAAATTATCTACATCAGTCCTAGCTACAGCTATACCTTGATTAGAACTTTGTTTTAAGATTTCTATATTTTGTATAACTCCTGTAGCTTTTATACCACCAATGTCATCTCCTAATATGACTGTGCCTGTAGTAGGAGGATAATCACCTTTACCTTCAAACATAGCCAGCACACTCGGAGCAAATGCTAAAGCTTCAGAAAACTCAAAGTCTCCACCAAATCTATCAGGTTGTGGAAAAGCTATAACCCATCCAACTCCTATAGCTCCTTTCCTTAAAAGGTTTATTTGTATTTGTGCTAATGTTTGTCTAGATAAAGGATACCCACCTTCATTAGCTATATCTTCTTCAGTTATATTTAAAATTGTAAAATACTCTGAAGGTTCTTGTTCTGGTACTAAAGCATCAAAAGTTTTGAGTTTGAGCGTTTGATAAATATTTGGCTCTACAATTAATACGCTGCCTAATACAAATATTAAACCCAGAAGTGTGTATATATTTTTCATCCTGAACCTTGTTTAATATTTATAGTCGTTGATGAGCCTCCATTAACTTTTACAGTATTAGTCACACCATCCTGTATTAATATTATTGTGTAAGCTCCTGCACCATCTATGTCTAGCTTTGTGCTTTGACTTACAGAACGAGTCAAACTTATATTCTGTCCTGACACAATAGTTGTTATTTGTGTGTCTTTATCTTGTCCTATTTTAGTACCAGCTATTCTTATTCCAACGCCACCTTGTTTTAAAGAGTCATCTTCTTTATCTATAGCAAGTGCATCAATCACATTAAGCAAATCTTCTAAAAAATTAGTAGCAAGTAAATCTACATCTAATTCTGTAAACTCCAAGTCTTCTTCTGCTTCTAAAAAGTCTTCTGCTAAGTAATCTATATCTAAGTCATCAAACTCTAAATAATCTGCTGTAGATTGTGTTTGTGTTTCTTCTTGTTGTTTTATTTCTTCTGGAGGATTTACTATAAGCAAGTTATCTATAA